TTAAACGGCTAATTTTTGTTTCAAAAATTCCTTATTATATAACTCATATACTTGTTGTACTGATTGAACAAAGAAAGGTTTGCCACTGCTTGTTAAAAAGCCATTACCATTCAATTCATTCATTATAGCCGTCCACCTACAGCCGTTCTTCCTCATAACCTTGATAAGGCCATAAGCCCTTTGATTATTTTCATTCAATCTTGCTTTTTCCAATCTTGTGGCCACACTATTTTTAATAGCCTTCTTATGGTTATTATATAGGTTCTCAGGCTTACCTAATACTACTCCCTTATCTTTGAGGGTCTGAAGAGCCTTAACAGTTCTTTCAGATATCAATTCCCTTTCATATTGGGCAATAGTACCAAATATACCTAATGTAAGGGTATTAATCTCAGGTATATCACAACACTTAAAATTAACATCAGAAGATTTAAGCAGCATCAGAAAACTCAAATCTCTTGAAAGTCGATCAAGCTTGGCGACAATAAGAGTAGCCCCTTTTAACTTACATTCTTGGAGTGCTTTTGTAAGTTCAATTCTTTTGTTGTTTTTACCGCTTTCTTTCTCAGTATAGTGGCCTACTAACTCCCCACTCCCTATGTGGGTTAATATGGTCTTTAATTGAGCCTCAGCGCCCAAATTTTGGTCTTTTGTACTCACTCTTGTATAGGCTATAAATTTACTCATAATTCTATCACTTTTTTATTACTAACTTTCTGAGTACAAATATACAAAACTTATTTATTTAATACAAATTAAACGGGCGTAGAAGTAATATTAAAAACGGATATTTTTCAACAAAATTTGACAATGGATTTTTATTAAAATCCCCTAACATACTTTGCTTATATTTTTTTTGGCTCTTCTGACTTGAGAACCCAATCAGATCAGAAACCTAATGAGGATGTAAAAAAGTTTTACAGCCGAATGGGTATAGGCGAGCCACATCAATAATTGATGGGGCGAGCATAATGTAATAGCTATCAGTAGTTGAATTTGGTGCTGATACCTATACCCTGAGTATAGTTACAGAAAATAAAATAAACTGATTGAGTATCAGTATATTATATTCCAAGTGAAATTAATTTGCCAAAGAAAGAGTGATTATGCACCGCAAATCCATTCATTATCAACACTATACAGATTTTATAAGTAGTAGAATATCAGATAGAAAGACTGTGCGATTTTGGCCTATTTTCCATAAATTCGTACACTTTTATATATTTGCTCGCCCCAAAACCTTTTTGTGGCTCGCGTTATATCACTCAATTTAAAAGGAAATATATTCCTTTCAACTTTCGTTAGTTCTCAATAGGTGGGTTAGTTTTTGAGCATCCTACAAGTAAAAATAAGGTTAATATAAATAATAATCGTTTCATATTAATTTATTCTTTTAAACTCTGTTTTATAATTAAATCTATCCTCTGAAATAGTGTCACCAACTACTACTAATTTTGTTGAAGTAAGTTCCTCTACTATACAACTTAAACCCATTAATATTAATTCTTTTGTATTTGAATTATAAGAGTAGTTTACTTCAAATGTTTTTACACCTTCATCATATTGTATTACTTTACCATTGTTCAGGAATTCAAGAACAAATACATTTGGTTCATATTCCCAATCATCTTTAACCCATACACCATTTTTTTTCTTATAAGTACTAAACTCATCCCACTTGCCGACTATTGTACCTGATGTGGTATTACCATTATCATCATCACCGCTTTTGGTACACCCAATAATAGAACATAGAACAAATAATAAAATTACTTTCTTCATACCTTAATATTTTAGTTAAATAAAAAAAATCCCCCACCGATTTTCAAAATGAAAATCCCATTGGATTTAATGGGGGCAAAGATAGGGCTTTTCTTAAAAAATCATTATATTATTTGGAATAAAAAAGTATATTTATTTTATGGTTTTTATCTCTCTCCTTTGTTCACCTTTATTATTCTTATATCCGATATGCAGCCAACTTGCTATACCATTTACAGGTTTTTCATAAATTAATTGGTCGAAATATTTTGATTTAAGGAAGATAGTTACAAAGTCCTGAAAGCGTTTCATATTGCCATTAGCAGGTACTATATCAGCAGCATAGCCAAGTTGATGTACTGAGGTATCTGAACCACCAACTTTTTTATTAAGTTCTTTACATCTGTATGCTGAATTGATTATTATAGAGGGGTGACCTAATTTGTTATGTTCACAGAATAGAGTCCAAGCATCTCTAAGAGGATCGAGGATATTTAAAATAAACTCTTCTATATTGGGTATAATTTCTTTTGGTGGGATATTATCTATATTATGTTTTTTAGCATATAGGGAATAATAGAACTCTTTAAGTGAAAACCATTTCATTTAGTGTTATATGTTACTTTTTATATGTGTAAAAAAAACCTATATTATAGTAACAATATAGATTTTTATAGGTAGCCCATTCATGGGCGTTCTATTTTATATGGCCTTATATATTACCATCCAAGAGTTGACTTATTTTATTACTGTATTGGTTAAGATTGTTTTTTAAGTTTTTTTGGTCTATATTAGGTATGTGGTCATAAGTAACACAAAACAACCCTATTTTTTTCTTTACTGTTTTTAAACTTATTATGGCCATATATTCAGTATTATTTTCTTTCATTTTTGCAGCCAAACGGGTATCTATTGTAGCTAACTCATTCATATCTCCTATCCATATATTATATTGGTCAACATAAGAAATAAAAGGATATTTATTGGTTGGGACTTTGTCATAATCGGTATCTACATTAAAGGTGTTATATACTCTCTCATACCTACAGGTAAAGTATAGGAATGGTAAACCACTTAGGTTATTACTCCCATTATGATACTCCATTACAAGTACTCTATTTGCTTGGAATTGTTGTAAAGCGGTGGTTATTTCAGAATTTACAAACTTATCGACTGTTTTTCTTAATTCTATTTTTTTATTATGGGTTGCTTCAATCATAGCCATTGCCCTTTCAAATATTTTTTCGGGGTTAAATATTACATATAACACAATAACACTTATTACTACTACAAATAAGGCTTTGAATATTTTAACAATACTATATTTATTAATTAACTCAAGCATTTTTTCAATAAATGGTAGAAAGGTTGAAGGGTGGTGTATTTTTGTCATTTAGGTTATATGGGTTATATCTTATTCTAATTTTTTCTTAAAAAATTCTTTATTATAAATATTAGGTTAATCATAAAAGCACTCACCTATATTAGGTACTTCTATGTTTATGGTAGAATATGCTCCTGCCAATTCATCTGAAAACCTATCATGGAAGGTTGTAATGGTATTTGCATTTATATTTAGGAATATTTCTCTTAGTCTATTAATTAATTCAGTTAAAACAATTATTGCATTTGATTGGATTAATAATCTATTATCTCTATTCTCAGTTAGTCTATCACAATAGAAGATATTAAAATTAAATTGGTTTGTATTAGTGCCTAAATTATGTGGGGCTTGGGATAGTATAATTGAAGGGTATATATTATTTGTATTTGAATTAATATCATATATATTACCTTCATTGAATGAGTTTACAAGGGGATGTGCCATTGCCACATCATTTATTATTTCAATTGTTTTTAATAGTGTCATATTACTTGCATTTTTTATTATCTAAATATAGTGTTGTTGTGTATGTTGGCGTAGAATTAGGTTGTATATCGGCTTTGGTATTTTCAACAAGTTCTTTAAAGAGGTATCCATTATATTGGATAAATGATTTTAATCTACCTGCATAATAGTCTGCTCTATTATTATAATATTGTGCTAAGTACTTTAGTTCGGATAGTTGGGTATTTTGAATATGTTCATCGTTGGTATATATTACGCCTGTCTGCCTTGTTTTTAAACTTAGTGGTATACATAGTTCGGCTTGAACTGACCAAAGTACCGTATTAAAGATATATTCGTTTAATAATATATTATAGTCGATATTAATGGGATCATTGATTTCACCGCTATCAATTAATTTAAATAGTTTAATCATTAATTTACTTCCTATTATGGGCTCAATAATACTATCTTGGGTATATTTGATACAGGGCAATAATATTTCCCCGCTTACATTGCTATCTAATGGACTTGAGGCTTTTATGGCTGCCTCAGATATAAGTAATGTTCCTATCATTTTTCAATCGTTATTGTATTTTTATTATTACGTTCTTTGAACTCCAATTTAAATGGCTCAATAACAATACTATCTTTAACTCCAAATATTTTATCAAATACTCTTACTATGTCTTGTTGGTATGGGGTCACCATTGTTTTTTGATATAGGATATATGCCTCCTCAAATTCTTGACTATTGAAGCCTGTTGATTCGGTCATTAGTCCAAATAGTGCGGGTGTGGCTCTGAAAGCGATAAATATATTTTGGCGGGTTGATTCTGATAATGCTTGATATCTTTCATCGAAGTCATCTGTAGCAATTCTATCAAGGGTGGTGGCCTTTTCTTTATCCTCATTCCAATTAAATACTATTGTTTTGCCCCCTGTACCCTCAAACATATCTCTAAAATCTTTTACAATTTTTTCTTTTACTTCGGGTTCAGGATTTCCGTTATTGAAATTGACCATTATATTGCCCATAAATTTTTGGGTTATGGCACTTAGGTGAAAATCTTGGATATTGATTGATGTTAAGATACTTTTAATTGCTGCACTAAATATTGGGAGTGGGTATATATCTTTTGATTTTGGGCTTTTATAATAATATATTTGGGCGTTGGCATCATTATCAATGTCGAAGGTATGGTACTTTAGTGCCTGATTGCCATAACTACCCCATTTCTTTGAATAGAATATAAATCTTTCATCCTCTGAAACTCTGCAATCTTTGAAATCTAAATGATAAATTTCGGTTATATCACCAAATTGATTTTTTAGGATTTGAATATAGAAGCCATTATGAACAACCAAATCCATAATACTCTTTTTAATTATATCCTCTATTTCTTCTTGATCTTGATTAACATAATTGATAAAATTGGTTAGTGTAGGATTAATACTAATACTATTACCGCCTATGAAATCCATTAAACCATTAGCGATTGCCTGTAAGGTGGTACATTCATTATACAGCCCATATATAAAATCAGGATATTTATTATCAACACCAAAAGCAACATAATCTTTATCTCTACCTACTTTTTGAGTGGGCGTTGGTACGGTTATTTTATCGGTACTAAATACCATTGTTTTATTGGTTAAATCTGTCATAAGCATTATAGATAATATCTTTATTATGTTCGGAGTAAGTAGGCTTGTCAATATATCCTACTTGTAATAGTCCTGTTTGGTTTAATATAATTGGGAGGTTTGTATTTTGGTATACGCTTTTTGATATATCATTAATTTCAATATCAATTTCATTACCCTCAATTAAATAGTATTTATATTCGGCTACAGGTATATTATCTTTAAATTGAATAAATAAGTGTAATCTAACTATATTATCATTATTTAAATTCTCTGTATTGCTTTCATATACTTGTTTGGTTGAGGTGTTTTGAATAAGGAAAGTAAATGAATTAGCATCACCATATCGGTTTAATTTAATGGTATGGGGAAATTCTTTGATATATAACATTTTATTCAATCTCAAGTAATTTTATTTGTTCGGCTTGTTCGGCTTCCAATAGTTCCTTTTCTTTTTCAGTTATCTCTTTATATGTACTTTCATCGAAGTTGATATTAGCATATATCTTTTCGGAGAAATAAGCTTCTATAAGGTTTTTACCATCATAATTGGTTAAAAAATATCCTTCATTAGGGGTTATTATCTTTATATTATTTTCAATTATTGCTTTCATATGTTAAGCACATTTCATGTGCGGTGTTATTTTATTATTATGTGCTATAAGTAGGTCAAAAAGGGTACTTTTAGCAACTAATGAGTGGTTTTTAACTCACCACCCAATTTTTATTGGTAGCAATTTGTATTTGTACAGGTGTCAACTTGGCTAAATTAACATCCCCTATAAAAATTGTTTGGGATGTAGTAGAGGATAAATCAGCTAAGTTGTTGAATACATTTACAAGGCTTTGAGCCGTTAATGATTGACAGCCATTTAAATAAATGGGGTTTTTTAAATTAGGGAAACCTAAAAGATCGGTTAGTGAAGGATATCTATTTGTTGTAGCATTTGCAGTACTATTACCATAAAAAGGCCCTGCTACTGCAGTTCCTCCGCCATAAGAGGTTAAATCAATAAGTCCTATTGACCTTAGTTTATTATTATCCCTAAAACAATAATTTAAAGTATTAGCATTATGTAAATCCAAATCAGGTACAGATACTAATGAGGTACAACCACTGAAAACACCTTGAAAATTGGTTAAATTTGAAGTATTTAAACTTGGAATGGTTAACAGGTTTTCACATTTATGAAAGCCATTTGCAAAACTTAACCCATTAATAGGTAGATTAGGAGCAAAATATATTAATTCACCACTCATTACAGTTGATGTTGTATATTCTGTCCACCCACTTGTAATGGTGTTTGAATAATCTACCATCCATTGTATAAAGTCGATACTATCAGCATAACCAAAATCCTCCATACTCTGCTCTATTTGAGCACTACCTCCTGTTGGGGCTACAAATGTTCCAACCACCCTATTATAATTATTATAGCCTATATAACCATTTAAGACTGTTGAGGGGGTTATTGTAGCATCCGATTGGTCAGGAAGTGGTGTCGGTGGAGTTATACCACTACCCTTAAAATCTATTGTAGCTAAATTTACTATATTCATATTATCCTAATATTGTTACTTCGGTTATTCCTGTCAGGTAGAAGAACATAAATGGTACTGCATTTACTACTACTGTGGTTTGGTTTGCTGTTACAGGTATATCTGAGTGTTTTGCATAATTTGCGCCATCAGCACTCACAAATAGACCTATACTCCCTGCTGTTGGTGATGTAAAGGCAAAGGAATTACCTGTTATTTGAAACTTCTCGTTATTTTGGACTGGTTTTGTCATTGGTATTTTATTTTAATTCTTATATCTATAAATATGTATTTAGCTGTATTTGTTTTCGTTTTTTTGAAATTTTTATACATTTCTTCGCATATTCAGAAATAAGCATAAAAAAAGCCCCTATCATGTAGGGGCTATTTAAAAAAGATTCTTTATATTACTTCTAAAACTGCATCAGCATCAATTTCATAAGGTATTTTCCTTGATAAATCTTGAAGTACAATATTATATCCATTTGCATCATTAAAATTCAAACCTGTACCACCACCACCATCAACTGCTTCAACGGGGTTTGAAAGCCCTAAAAACCAATAAGTTTCGTTTTGATCAAGGACAATAACGGAAAATTGACCGATGAACAAGGCAGACATTTCTAACCTTTTAGCCGTATCCATTTTATTGAATGACATTGTTAATTGAGTTGTGTAATATGCGCTACCAACAGTAGCATCCTTATTCAAAACAATCTCCATTGAGGCCGTTTGAGGTCTAAACCGATATTCAAACCATTCGCCTGATTTACCTCCAATTTCAGTTATCTTATTATTTTCAATAGTTGGTGTATATTCATTTTGGCTGATATATACCTTTTTAACTCCTGCCATAGAAGCACAATCAAGATACATCCCCGAAAGTGTAAAATCACATAAATTTGCCATATTATATTATATATTTTATAAATTATTATTAATTGGGGCAGGATATCCTGCCCCATGCCATCTACAATATGGTTGCTAAAACAACTTCATCAGGAAATCCCACTTGTACCCCTGAAGTCCATTTTACTTTTGATTTAAATAAATCTTCATCATCTGAAAACCAAAATCTTACAACTTCAGAGTCATCCTCTAAATTAGTGCCATAAAACAAATTCTTTTCAGAGGTTGCGATAACCTTGTTAGTTCCGTCTAATCCCTCAACACCTGCAACTTTTATTGAAGTGCCTGGGTGGATGTATTCATTTGCTGTAGCTGAATCACTTGGATTGTAATGATACCAATCCAATTTTACAAGTTCCAGAATATATTTTCTGTATACATCTGTACCCATTAATATTATGACATTACCGCGCCTAAAGGCATCATTTGGAATATTTAAAAATACTGTGTTAACTGCATCAACAATAGATGTACCTGCAGGAATTGTGGGTACTATTACGGCTGTTTCGGCTGCTAATATTTTCAACAAACCATCACCAAACATTTTGAGGTTATTATCTGAACTTGCTGAATCGCCTTGGTATATACCTTTTTCAATTGACATATTAATACCGCCAATCAGACCATCAATAAAATCTGCCTCAAATGATCCTAATGTATTTTTACCTGCTGCTACATTTACTTGATTTTGTGTCCATAGTGCCAACATCTCAGAATCACAATAATTTTTATTGGATTTCAAAACTGCTACATCTAATTTCCTTTGACTAAATTTATCAGTTGAAATGTCACTAAATCCGCAAGCATTTCCATCCCCAAGCTGCACATCAGTTGATAAAATATTTAAAGCTGCAGAACTTTTTATACCTGTTTGGATGGTAAAATATTTTACCGATGTGGCCCCCACTACCACCTTTTTAATTAG